GACCGCCCACAATGACTTTAACCTGTTCTAAGAATTCAGCCAAGCGGGTGAGGTTGGCGAGTTCTTCATCATTGGGTGTGTTGTCAAACTCACGATGGTCGGTGTGGGTCAATTCTTCTAAGGTGAAGGATGGGGACAGTTTCATTTAAAGCTCCTCATTTTTTCGTAGGTGTCGATGCAGGTGTTGAGTTGACGGATGGCTTGGTCGCCTCTGCTGGTGAGATCGACAAGAGCCTGAGCAACTCGTCCGTCAAGTTCGGCTCTTGTTTCTGTATTTCCACCGGGAGTGGCGGCATCTCCGGCGGCTTGTACGGGGCACTCGGTTTTGACAGGAATGAACAACTTGCGCTCACCAGTGGCAAGATCAGTACGCAACTTGTCTTCTTTAAGTTTGGCAGCATTTTGCGACTTTCTTAGCGCTTGCGCGTAAGTTGTTGCAACTTCGCCCATACGCCTTTCAGTTTGTCTAGCCTCATCATTGAGGCGAGCGATTTCAATTTGGTTACGATTGTACTCATCATGTTTTCCTTTGTAATAGCCCCCGCCCAAACAACTCAGCATTGTGAGAATGATGAAGAGTAGGACATAGGGGTTCAGAATGCTCATGGCTTGGGTGACTCATCAGCGTCGTTGGCTTCTGCATTTGCCACAGCGTTAGCTACGGCTTTAATGCCTGATCTGCCTGCTACACCACCCAACACTCCAGTGATAAACACCATGATGGTTGAGATTTGACTTGTGTAGACTTTGTCGATGGGAGCCATGCCAGACATGGGTTGCGTGACATAGGTGACTGAGTACAGGAACATAGCCATTGCGCCCAACAGGATGGACACCAAGACCACAATCACAAAAGCCCAGACACGGACTTCAATCTCTTCTGCGGTCAGACGGTTGGATGTGTTACGAACGATGGTCGGCATTATTTTTTCTCCGGTTCAGGTTTAACAAGTTGGTCAGGGCATGTGCCACTGGCAGTGCAGATCGGTGGTTTGCACTCGGCCTTACTCCAGTTTGTCGGGTCTTGGCATTCGTAACGATAGCGGTTTTCGCACCCGATCAAACACAGGGTTATCAATAAAGGTATCAGGAGTTTTGTCACGATTCTTCCTCTCAATTTCACGTCTCAGTTTTTCAACCTTCTCAAGCTGTTGCTTGGATTCATGCTTGGTTTCCAGTATGTCTAAATACAGGAACGCCAACAAGGGCAACATGAACGCAACCAACACCACTGCCAAAATCCATCCCAGTACACCCATCAGACGCTCCTCAGCTGTTTCAACCACAGGAACCACGTCCACAGGTATGCGATAAGGATCAAGGTCAGGACGGCGGCCCCCGCTCGTAGGTTTTGGCTTCTTTCCTTTTGGTGTCGTTGCCATCTGAGTCTTCTTTCCCGTTGCTCTTGCGCCAGTCTGGCAGCTTCTTGTTCAGCGGCAATGACATCCCTCATCTCAAAAACCTTGCTGTACAGCGCCCCCATTTCGGGAGGACTCTGGTACACCATCGTTTCCCTGATCGTTACTTCCAGAGCCGCCATCTGATCCATTGCCATCACCCGCTTCAACGCGGCTTCCATCTGGTTCTGGTCAGGCTCGTAGACGTTTCTGGACTTCTCTTCTTCCTCCCTGATGTGTGCGGCTAATTGCTCTTGCAGCTTGAAGAATTCGGTAAGCTGCTTGACGACATCAACCATGACTTGGGTTTCATCGACGGCAACGAACTTCTCTTTCTTTTTCGCCACAGGCTTGGACGCTGTGACAGGTTTTGGCTTCGCTCCAAAGAACGCACCAAGTTTTCCCCAGAAGCCATAGATTTCCTTTCCGATGCCAACAGCTTCATCGACAGTGGCTTTGACTTCCATGAAAGAAGTCTTCGCCTGCTTGTATAACTCACAGCCTTCCTTGATGGCGGCAACACAAGCATTGGCGGCAAAGAGAAGTGAGATCGGATCAATTTTCTACTCCGTCAGGCAGTACGTTCCCACACATACACAACGATATACGGTTGTAGGTTTGCGTCGGTTACGCTCACGCCGGTTGTGCTGATCGTGCCGGTTGGTGTTCCACCAGATACAGACGTGGTGCTGGTTGGGCCTCTGCCAGATTCCAAAGAACTTGAACCGCCACCGCCAAAGAAACCCGTGCCGTAAGAAATGGTGTGGGAGTGAGCTGGTAGCGCGTCGCCGGTGAACGTGTGGGTGTGACTTGGAACGATTGCGTCTTTGCTACCACCTGTTGAGCCGCCGGTGTACGTGCCACCGCCTCCAGTACCCGCACCAATCATTACTCGGCCTGCACCAAAGGCAACCCATGTGCCAAAGCCAAGCAGTGTGCCGGGGTTTGTTGAAACTGTTGCTGAGTAGATAGCACCTATAGGAAACAGCAAGTTGCCCACCAAAGTTGTGATTGCTGCGGCTGTCGTAACTCCAGTACCGCCATTGGCAACCGGCAAAGTGCCTGTGATGTCCCCAGTGCTAATGTCGATCTGATCCCAAGCGGTGTTTGTGCCGTCGGACTTCAGATACTTACCGCTGGCACTTGTTTGTGATGGAGCCAAAGCATTGAATGCTGCGTTGGCTGTGGTTTGTCCTGTACCGCCGTTGGCGATAGCCACAGTACCAACCGTGCTTTGAGATTGCACATCGTAAAAGTTTGTGCCATCCGACCAGACCATGACTTTATTGCCGTTGGCAATTGCAATTCCAGTGCCTGCGGCTGTTGTGTTGCCGATGACCGTAGAGTTGTAGATGGTAATGGTATACCCTGAGTTGTTCCAGACAATGTACTGTTTAGACACCGGCGGGGCGTAGATGGATGAGGCTGCACCTGCGCTGTTGAACTTCAACATGGCGTACACCGATTGGTTCAGTGCTGCGCTGGAGGATGGCCCGTTGACGTACGTCAGGGCTTGGGATGTGGACGAGACGGTGACCGCCTGATACCCAGCGATGGCTGTGTCCAGAACGTAGGCAAGGTTGCTGTCCGTGGTTGCACCCCACGCACCGGCTTGGTCGCCCGAACCGATCAGCTCGATCCGCAGGCTTGAGGAATAGGTACTGCTCATGGTGTTTCTCCTTGTGGGGGATTATCTGCGGGTTCGGGGGTTTGCGCTACCTGAGCAGCCACTGCCGCATCATGCGCCGCTTGTTCTTCTGGTGTGTACTCAATGATCTTGGTTTCACCAGTTTGGACATTTACTTCAATTCTGTGTGTCATGGTGTTTACTCGTAAAGAATGTTGATTGAACCAGCGTCAAATGTGTCAGTTCCGTTTACAGTGGTGATGCGTACTGCTGTAAGTGCGCCTGAAAGAGCAATTGAGCCTTGACAATATGATGCTTGGTTGGCGGCAGATGCAGAACCATTACCAGTAGCAGAATTGCATACCCAAGTATTCCCAGTTAAAAGTGTAAATGTTGCTGTCCCATACATTGTTGCGGAAGCAGAACCTAATGCTGAAATACGAAAATAAGCAGACAAGTTACCAAAAGCGCCACCAGCTTGACTTATATAAATGCCAGCATATCCAGATGAAGCATAAGATGGAGTTGCGCCTGTACCTAAAACAATAATAGGGTCAGATGTACCACTTGCAGACACACCACTAAACATCACAGTAATCCGCTTAACCCAACTTGGGATGCTAGAAAAGTCAACGCTTGTACCTGATGTTGAAGCAACAGCAGTACCAGAGGTAATCCCCAGTACCGCACCTGAGTTGATCGTTACGCTTGCTGAACCGTCTATCGTAGTTGCCATGATTTAGCCCTCGTACAAAATATTAACTGTGCCAGCGTCAAATACATCCGTGCCGTTTACAGTGGTTAGACGAATCATATTTAATGTCCCCGCAAGTGTTTTACCGCCAGCAATAGCGCTGCAAGAACTAGAAACAGCATAAATATTTCCAATGCCAGACCACATATTAGAACCCATTGCCGTAAAAACAAAACTTCCAAAATAACTAGAAGACGCTGAACCACCATTATCAAAAACAAATCCTGAAGTAGATGTTTGTGAGCGCGTTGTGTTGTTGGTAGTTGTAACAATACCAGCCATTGTTGAATAGCCTGTTGTTTCCGCTGAATTACTTACACCTAGTTGAATTTGTAAAACACTTGATCCGTTTGTACTCACGGCATTTATCATTACAGTGATTCGCTTCACCCATGATGGAATATTTGTAAAGTCAATGCTTGTTCCACTGGTAGATGCAACAGCAGTACCCTGAGTAATCCTCTGCATCTGCGCCCGTGACGCATTGCTGTCAGTCCCAAAGAATTGGCCGTTGTATTCGATATTGCCTGTCGCTGGCGTACCAATCAGCGTGTCAGAAGTTAAAACAAGTATTGACATGGTTATCCTTGTAACTGTTCATCTGTTGGGCGTGGCAATGTTGGATGTTCCCATTTTGCAATGTAGTCGCCTTTCCCGTCAGAATCGTTTTGCAATGTAATGACAGTCAAAAAATCTATGTCTTGCAATTCTGGATAAATCGCTTTAATTTTTTCGTAAAGTGTCATCATGCGCCCCTTACCATAGCGGCTTGAAAATACATGCCATTTGCGCCACTACCAGTAATTTGACCAGTGGAAAGAATTCCATAAAGCTCTATGTAATCCGTTGTTCCGTTTAAATACACAAGCGCACTACCGTAAGATGCTGGATTCACTGACGGTGAATTGGCTATAGTTTTAATGTTTGATCCGTTTTTATATATAGCCACAATCGTGGTGCATTGAGCAGCGCCCCCGCCAAAACCCCCACCTGCTTGATAGTACCCCGCCACATTGGGCGTAAAACGATAATTTGTTGTGCTGTCAAAACAATTTGCAGTATCAAATTCTTCTGTATTGAATTGTAATTTTGTTCAAGTATTTGCAGATAGTGTTTGACCTGCTGAACTATAAGCACTAAACGCTGG